AAGCATGGTTTACGCTATAAGGTTCGTGGTAGTCGTATGTCTGGCGAATATAGTACATCAGATGGTAATTGTATTTTGAATTGGTGTTTGCTTGTTACTTGGCTCCAAAGATCAGGGGTCAAGAGATTTCGAGTCCATGTCAATGGAGATGATTCTGTTATCTTCATTGATGCTCATGACTTGAGCAAGCTACGATTACCAGAAGAGGGAGGATTGATACGATGGTTCCGTAGACTGAACATGGAAACCAAGCTTGATCGTGTAGCACACGATTTTAGCCAAATCGAGTTTTGTCAGTCCTCTCCCATCCGAGTGGATGGACGTTGGCGCTTAGTACGAAAACCTGAGCGCTGCATTAGCCGATCTTTTATTTGTGAGGGAAGATGGTGGGGCAAACGGCTTCGAGATTACATAGGCACTTATGGCTTAGGTGAGCTAGCCCAACATCGGGGCGTGCCTGTGTTACAAGCTTGGTCAGTCTACCTTCTTTCTTATATGACTAAGAGACCAGTTAATGGGGTTGATTTCACACCCGCGAGGCTTAGCGGCAACAACTCCGCTGATCTACTACCAATTAGCCTCCAATCCCGCATCGATTTTCAGTCTGCTTTTGGTTGGACCATCAATCAACAATTGCAGATCGAAAAGATGCTCGCGGGCGTGACTAATCAGAACTGCCCAAACGTCACTGATATTATTAAGAGATATTCCCAATATCACTTACAACACTAAAATGCCAAACCGCAAATCAAATGGTGCACCTAGAAAAGCTGTATCTAGACAATCACCAAAACAACAACGACAGCGCCAAGTTGCCAGACCACGCATGCGTAATCCTAATGCGCCCATGGTTGGCGGCCCACTCAAGCACTACCTAACTTGCAGGCTTGACCCATTCAATTCTAAAGGGGGCGTCGGTATACCAGATGCCTCCTCAGGTCGTCGTATTGTTGTTGACCATCGACAATTTTACGATGTTATCGTCCCATCAGGTGGCAGAGTAAATTTGGTAATGTTTCCATCACCATCTACACCACTCTTTGCCAAAGATCCAGTCTCCAATTCCACCGGGGGCTCAATAACGACTGGTTCAGTCTCAACATCATTGAACAATCTTGTTTCTGGTACTGATGGTGGCTATGTAGGCATGCCATACGCTGCTTATTCTAGCTACGTCAGTTCAGATTTAACTAACCAGTCCGCTCATCCATATGGGGCAAACAAATTTAGAATTGTTTCGCAGGCCTTTAAGATCACCTACACAGGCACCACACTCAATCAAGCTGGTGTCATCACCATTAACCCAAATGTTGGTGACTTTAACCCACCAATTACCAATGCTTCGAAGATTACACCGTACAACTCGGCTGGTAATCCTGAGGCAGATTATGGAGCTACATCGGTTCTAACCGATTTCATCACTGCTCCTAGGGTTAATCAGGTACAACCCGGCTCTCAAGTCTACCGAATGGGGGATATACAGATC